GAGAGTCGGATAGTTTTGTGATCCAATCGCGCTTTGACCATAATCAGTGAATACTCCGCGATATGCTTTCAATAGCTCGCTGATGGATGGTGAGTCGCTGAGCGATCTTACTCCTATCAATAAGCCACTCAAAACATCCGCAGGGCTGACTGTGTCGATTAAGGCTCTTGAGGCGAGGCCGCCGGATTGCAGAAACGTGAGCATGTAAGTCATCGCGCTTGGTCGCAATGCGTCTCGTTTAAATTCTGGGTCGAGGAGTATCGCGTAAACTTCGCCGTATGTTGGTTCAACTTGCAGTAACCGTGCCACTCCATCCGCAAGTCCTTCAAGCTCAGTGCGTTTCTCCTCTTGCTGTGCCTCCGTTCCACTGATTATTCCATCAATGAGGATTTCAGTTGCTCCTCCGGCAAAGTCTTTCACGAGGCTGAACTGCCGGCCGGGAACTGGTTTCTCAACATAATATCGACGTTTGATGCGTCGGATTGCTTGCACATCTGGAAGGATTGAGGCGCCAAACTTCTTTTCGCTCAACTTTCATCATTCCGTCTGATCGATTTTCTCAACGTTCTTCAATCGGGAACGCAGGGCAATTAGCCAACTTTCAAGGCCGCTTGAAGGATCAATTAGATGCGTCTGCTCATGTGGAGTCGCATCAAACCTCACGGCCTCAGCTTCCTCACCCATCTCTCTCTCCACGCTGATTACGCGAAGGGCGCCGGAGAGGGCGACTGTCGGGGATGTGATGGTTACAAGGTCGCCGGCTTCCCATGCGCCAGTAGCATAATCATCAATCGACAATTCCACGTGGATTGACTTGCGTGGAGTCTTGTGGGTTTCAACGATTCGTTTGGCTAGTGCTGCGAGCAGATAGCGGTCAACTATATCCTTCTCGGTGCGACTGAACTCTGCAGCAAGATTCGGATAAGCGGTCTTTATGCTTGAGTCGCTATATTCCGCAGCGAGCTGATAGATACCTTCTCCCCAGCCGAGGAGCCTCGCCTTCCAGATCAGGTCGTAAGCCTCGTCGTCGACGTCGAGGATTTGGAAGGCGTGTCCTTCCTCGAATTTGATTGTTTCATGTTTATCAGACGTAACATAATCAACGAGGAGTGTGAGCATGCGGCTGCGGCTCCACGATCTTGGTACCCCGCCATCTTTCGAGCACCATCCAAATCCTCTAGTAGCGTCGTTTGCCTCGTTCACAAGCCTCAGCATCAACCCATAATTTGGTTGCGATCCCGCTACCCACGCGGTCACAACAGAGGTTACATCAATCTCCAGTCGGCTGGGAAACTCACCGTTGTTTGTTATTGTGGAAAGAAGCGTTGTCGCAGGCTGATTGTTCCATGTTATAGTGCCTTCAGCCCACGATGCGTCTGGACGTCGCACCTGAACGTCGAAGGGAGCAGCGTCGGGCTTCCAGCGGCAGTTCGACCAGAGCTGAGCTAGCTTCAATATCACGGTTGAAGGAACTGAGGAAACATCAAACTTGTAGAAGGAACGGTAAACATGGTCGGCCGTTGTGGTGACTCGAACTATGCATTGCTCATCAGTGCCGTAATTGGTGTTGGGGCCCAGCTTCCAGACGTGGACGTCGGCTGTGGCGTGGAACAGCCTTCTGCGTCTCAACGTGCCTTTCTCATATACGAAGTTCAGCTTCTCGTCTTTATCGCACCATGCATTCCAACCTAGCATCTCTGCTACGCGACGTATAGCTTCGCTTCGCTTCTCGTCTTGAGTCTCGAAAGCGATGCCGTCCTCATAGTCATGAATTGTTCCCAGAGCAAGGAGATATCCCCCCTCCGTAGCCTCGAAAATCTGAATGTTCTTGACGTTCGGTCGAGGGCCATAAGAGGGAATATCGGTCAGAATCTTAACGTAACGAACGGATGCAGGAGCGAAAACCTTCAGCAGATCACGAGTGTTAACACAATCATCGTCCGATATGGTGGTCCATGCTGAGCCGTCGGTGCTGATTTGGATTTTGATGTCAGGATGCTCTTCGGGGATGGTTTTAACGTCGCCGTCATCGGTTCGCAGTGTTAGCCGTACCAGTATGGCGCAGATGTTGCTTTTGATTTCGGTGAGATCATACTGAAGCCACCATGCTTCCGTGCCTCCTGCACGCCAATAAGTCACCAAGTCACCATCAATTGCTCCGCCCGGGGAAGAACCTGCCTCGGAGCTGCTTGCCGTCGCGGTTCCAATCTTCAGGACTTTGAGACCGAAAAACTCGGTTTGACTGTTTCCATGCACTAAACCATATTTGCCTTGGGTAAACGATGAATCTGTTACGGTCACTCGTGCGTCGGGAATCTCATTGATATATGCAACTAAAGAGGTTCCCGTAGTAATGAACGTGAAAGTGTAGGTTTCCCCGAATGCCCATGATATCTTCTTCTCTGCAAGCTCAGTTCGGACGCCAGCCACGACTTTCTCAATGCGAAGCACGTCGCCGGTCCCGGCCTCGTAGCTGATATATGCAACATAGAAATTGTTTGCATCGGTAATTCGAGCCGCAAGCCCCACACAAACCTCCTTATCGCTAGTATCGTTATCATACCAACAGCTGCGAACCTTGAGCTTGCAAACCACTCGGTAGTTTTGCTGACTATCGCCGGCTGGCGTTCGATAGAGAATGCTCCGCAGAAAGTCGACCAGCGTGCGCTTGGTATCTTTGAGAACCCAAAGGTCCGGCCATTGTTCCCAGACTCCGCCGAATCCTGAAAAATAATTCCAGTCATAATCTGAGCCAAAACCATCTCGAATGATCCCTGCCCCAAGCTCCCGACAGGGCATGTCCAAGAACCGAACTAGCTGTGAAGGTTCAACATCATCAAAAACAATTAATTCGGTTAAGAAACGAGAAAGCTTGATTGAGCCAGCGTCGCAGCCATTGACGATGCGCGTTACTTCGGTGAGAGCCCGAGTCTTCGAGGTGGTGATTCCTTTGAAAGCCAATACGCCATCTCGTTTTATCTTCACGACATCGCCTTCCGTCAGAGGCGTGCCTTGTGCAACCTCGACTTCAAAGGGAAACGGTAGCAATAACTCATCTCGAAAACTGAGACGTGAGAAAGCGGTTGCCACATCATTGACTAATAATTCGTAGCTCATGCGATTGCGCTCCTGTATCTGCTTTCTCTTGCGATTGCTCTTTCGACCTCGCGCATGAAATGCGTCATTTCCCGTCTGTTTGAGACTTGTAGGCTGCGGATTGAGATGGGCACATTGATCTCGCTGATCGCTTCAAGTTTTCCTCGGGGAAGAGGAACCACGGCTTCCCTTTGCCCGTGTTCTCCAAGCAGGGCCCATGTTGGTCCTGTGACGATTCCTCCTTCCTGCAGCGCCTCATATGTTGGTGGCAGCAATGGAGGAGGAGCTGTCACGGATGGCTTGAAGATGGAACTCAATGTATTGGTGATGGATTGCCCAATACCCGTGATTGAGTTTACAATGGAGCTGCCGATGTTCGAGAAGGTTGGCGAAACAGATGAGGACACTATGTTCGTCAGGCTTGGAAGAGAAGGCAGGATGCCCATGTTCATGGTGCCGGTGAGCATCTTATTCACCATTGGAATGTTGCTCATGCCAAGCATAGCTGGAACCATCGTCTGCGCAGTGTTCGCTGCTACATTGATCATGTTGCTTGCCATGTTCGCAAGTTTAGGCAGTTGCTGAATCATCGGGGTAACTGCGGTCGCAGCGGTCTGAATGGCGCCGGTAGCAAACTTTCCAAGATTCGACCATGCTCCCGATGATAGCGCTGCAGGCATTCCGGGTGCGGATGGAACTTGAATGTTTCCTGCCTGCTGCGTGTAGCCCATAACGGTCTGCTGGGTCGAACCGAACTGGGATAGCATGGTGTTCGCCCATTGAAACTGCGAGCCAAGGTTCCCGAAGGCGGAGCCGAGGTTTCCTGCGGTAACAATGTTCTGACCCATGATGCCGCTCAAAGTTCCAAAGTTAGATTCAAGCCCCGACTTCACCGTGCCAGTCTGCCTCATCGTGTCGGAGAGATCGTCGAAAGACGATGATTCTTTGTTGATCAGCCTGTTGAGGATGGAGATTTTGTTTTCAAGCGCTTTAACCTTCTGCAAATATTCACTGAGGCTCAGATTTCCGAAATCATATTCGTCTCTTAATTTGTCAATCTGTTCGCGATATTCCTCAACCCAATACTTCATTGATTGAACGTTGTAAAGTTGCTGTGGCGTGAACAGTTTTGCCTCCTCGGCAGTGATCAGCTTCGTTGTAGGCATAATTGTTGTCGGCACAGCCGAGACCGTAGGCGAAACATCGGTTGGCGTCACTATGTTGGGAGCGGTCACCGTAGGAACCGCAGGCGTGCCGGGCACAACAGGAGTCTTCCGAATCTTCCTCTCTATTTCGACATATTCGTCTCCGAATTTGGAAAGCTCAATCTTCCCGGCTTTCACTGCGTCGATTAGTTCCCAAACAGATATGCCGAGAATCCTCGCCCTTATGGTGAGTCGACCCATTTCTCCATATGTCAAACCATAAGACTCGGACATTTGAGCGACGAACTCGTTGTGTTTCTGGACACCGATTATGAAGGTGCCAATCGCCATACCGACCAAACCCAGCGTACCGATCAAACTACCAAGTGAGGCCGTAGCAGAGGAAACCATGGATGATATTGCAGCTCCACCGGCCCTTGCCCAGCCGACAATATCCGTATTTTTTAGTTGGCTTGCGAGGAGCATGAAGCTTGTTCGCATATCCAATATGCCTTTCAGGAAGCTGGGCATCTGCGCAGCGAAGCCTATGAGCTGCAGAGTATTCTGTTTCTGAGCATCCGCGAGCTTTCGTGTTGATTCTGCCAGCTCCTCCTGAGCTTTTCGAGCTTGCTGCGAGTCTGGCCCGAACTTTGCGACTGCTTCGTTATACTTCTCCTGCGCGTCTTTGACTTCTTTCTGGAGCTGGTTCGTCTTGATCATGGCGACGTTGTACTGCGTATACATTGTTTGTGCTTTACCGACAACGTTGCCAAGCTTGTTGAACGCGTCAGCTGCTAGCCCTAAAGTCTGCGTTTGATCCTGATAGGACATCTTCAAGGTTTTGAGGTAGCGATTGTTCTCTATCAGCTCTTTGCGGACTTCCTTATAGTTCTCCCGAGTGATGTTTAAGGTGCGGTTATGGGTTTGGCTGCTCTGCTCTATCTCCCTGAAAGCAGCCTGCGAATCCTTAGCGATCTCCTTGAAAATCGGAGACGCCTTGTTCGCAGCCGAAACAACAATCTTGATTTCGTTATCGCTAAAACTCACAGCGGATTACCTCAAAAAAGGGGTTACTCCAGCTTCACCTTCAGCCGCTTGTATTTCTCCCTGATTCTTTCTTCGAGGCTTTGACCTTGAGCTGCCATGACCAGAGAATCGAACAGAGCTTTTGCGTTGGCGCTAAGTTCGAGATGCATGACCTCAGACGGGAGACGGTGAAGCATCACGCTGACCTTTCTTATCGCGTCCTTTTCCTCTGGACTCAGGCTCCTGAAAAAAATCTTCGACCTGCTCCGCTTCCTGTCTACTGAGCCTGCAAACAATAGCGAATAGCTGAGCCATATCCGCGAGCTGCGGTTTTGGGTTGACGGTTTCGTTTAGGACTGCGTTGATGGCCATCTCAAGATCTTTCCCTGCCTCCTTCGCCCGGTCGAAAACCTCTGGAACCTTCACTGCGGCAGACATTATGTAGTTTATAGTTGGCTGGAGATGAACGCCGTAACTGGCGACTTCGTATTCTCTGCCGTTTACTGTGGCTTTCATTTACAGCGTTGCCTCTCCGTTCTTCAGGGTCAGGCTAACGGCGACATCTGTAGTTGGGTCATGAACAGCCGAGAACGGTATTGTTACCCGAAACGGGTTTCTTGCATCAATGTGGGCGACGGTGTCTCGTGTGTAAAGACATTTCGGCAGATCGATCTGCAATGTATACTTGTTTGTCGAGGACCCGGTGATTAGGGGACCCTCCCCTTTCAGTTGTAGCGCGAAAGTGTTGGCTACTAGAAACCTGTCATATTCATCTGCCTGCTTGAAGTCCGCTTCAAGAGTTCCATCGACGCCTAAGTTTCCAAGCTCGACCCGCTGAAAGATATCTTTGCCAAGGCTGAAAAGTTCGTCAACAGGAATGTTGTTGTTGATGGTGACATCGAAGGCTCTGACATATGCCTTAGCGTCGCCGGCTATACTCATTGCTGCTTCCTTGAAGTTGAAGGGTCGCGTCGATGTATAGGTCGGTGTCCCAGCGGTGCCTTTGATTTCTTTGCATCCTGCGATTGTGCCCGTCAGGAGTATGGGGTTATCAAGTGTCGCTTCGAACCTTGCAGATTGTAGAAGGCAACCTGAAATCTTCCTCGATGCAATTTCTAGGGCGAGTTCAAGCGAGAAGCTTTTCACTCCTTCGCCAGCATCAACGGGTTTGATTACGTGCTGAAACGCGATGCCTGCCTCAAGAGTTGTCGTGGTCACGCTACCAAGTAGCCATTTCAGTAGCTTGCTTGCTTTCTCAGGCACGAAAGGCAACGATACGTCGCCTGAAACAAGGAAACGCCCATCAACGATCAGTGACGGTGCGCGTTTCCGTGAGGTTGGCATGAGCTGCTTTCGCATGTCTGGTACAAGCGATTCTCTGATTATCTCAAGATAGTCGGTTGGCTGAACCCATGTTCCAAGTATTGTTTCTTCTGCGATGCCTAAATATCGCTGAGCCATTTTCTATCTTCTACCTCCTTCTCCTCTTTTCTTCTCTCGCATCCTGTTCCGACTCAGCGGCGAGGATTGCTGGATATTTGCTTAGGATCTCATCAGCAATCTCGTCTGGGAGTTCAGCTCCATCGCGAGTGATTAAGCCAACTCCATCTATCTCTATTCCCGAGCCAGAACCAACATAACGGATCTTCTTCATCTCTCCTCCTCCTTACAGTTGTTTTCTCGTCCTCAAAACGAGTCGTGCACCTGAAATGGCATAGTCACGCTCGACGGCGGTTTCGCCGTCAACCCGGGCAGGAAAACTATCATCCACCATGCCGTCAAGCGTCGGTTTAGCCCGTAGAACTTCATCTATGATCTCTATTGTATCATAGACGAATTTCTCGGCTACATCTTGTTCCCCGCTTCGATGAATGACCGCAACTGCATAGTCTAATCGGTATTGTCCCGATGCCTGTGTGGCTGCCTCAACTGGTCCACCGACAAGCCTCACATAGATCAGGGGATAGTGGTCGAGTCGAATCGGTAGACCGAAGAAGTATTTCGCTATCTTTTCTCCCTCTGTCAAACGTGCATCAGCCTTCAAGATATCGATGATCTTCTGGACGGTTTCCTTGTATTGGAGCTGGTCTGCTAATCCCATCTTCGTGCCCCCATCAAGACCCGAGCTAACTCCTGTAGCTCAGGCTCCAAAGCCTCTAGGACCTGTCTGCGAAAATGGCGGCCGGGAAACCCCGGATGCTGAACACGTCTGGCGAAGATTGTTTCCCCATCGATATCGAATCTCAAGGCCCTAGCGGTTCGAGGAACGATCTGATGCGGCTTCGTGCCATACTCCACATATTTTGCGTGGTCTGCGCCCCAATCAATCGTGAAGCCATCCCGGTCTCTGGTGCCCATTATGCTTTGCACAAGCGCACCTGTCTGTCCGTAGGGAGTAAGCTCTTCTGCGAGTTTCAGCCCTGCTTCCAGCCCTTGGTCGAGAAGTTCTTCCTTGAAGCTTTCGCTTCTGCCTTCAAGCCATGTGATAAACATGTGAAGCTGAGCTTCATCTATCTCAACGGATAGTTCAGCCAACGAGATCCTCCTCGCGGTAACGTGGAGTCTGTTTCCAAGTCGGGGCCTTGTATTTCACATGAATGTATTTCTCTAGGGCTTTCTCTGCTCGAACCCGTAGCCTGCTTGCTTCCTGTGTTGCCGGCGCCTTCTCCTCATGCCAAAGCGACGCGGCAATGTCTGCGCTGATGTCTTTGACGATTTGAGGCACAGTCGTCAAGGGGACAGATGTAAACTCTTGTAGACTCGCATCGATCTCGGCGTCGGCTGCGGCGATCTTAGCCGTCAGCTCCGTATCGTTTTGAGTCCCCGTGATGCCTAGCCGGTACTTGACCATTTCGAGGGTTGCGTATGCCATTTCACGTCAAGAAGGAAAAGGGGTTTAGGACTGTTATAACCGCTCTTAAAATTCTGAGAGAATTTAGATTTCTGTAAGATGTTTGAATCTTACAAAAAAACAGGGTGACGGAAACCCGTTACCGGGCATCCGTCTTAGTCTCGCGTTCTTGCCGCAGGAAATCGTCTATGCCGCGAGTCAGCAGCATCTCGATGATGGCACTGTACTTCGGTGGCGGTATTCGATTCTGCTTCGATCTCTCTTTGAGCATGTCGATGATGGTTCGAATCTTCTGGTTCGTCTCCCCAGAAACACTTGCCGTTACTGTCTGTCGCGCCATGTCAATCAGCTCCGACCCGGCACCGTCAAACTATGCGCCGGTCACTTTGCCGATAGCAAGTCCAGCCAATGCGGTCTTATAGTCGTATCTTTCTCTCGCCACAGCTCCAACCAAGCCTTGCAGCGGGTCTTTGTAATCTACGATTTCCAGATCCAGCCTTAACCCCATCACGATGCCTTTCTCTCTTTTCTCGACGACCATTGTGCCTGCTGTGCAGGCGTTCGTGCTGAAAACATCACATGAGAGAAGCCGGCCTACCTGTCCGGTTCTAACGACGGCTCCTTCTCGATCAAGCATCCTTGCGTCGATGAACTTGTCGAGAGCCATCAAGTCGGCTTCTTCGCCGGGGTTGATGATTATTGTGTCAGGGTTGAATCCCGACTTCCTGATCAGACCCATACATTTCACTATTCCCACATAGTGATTGTCTGCGCCCAACGCCTGCGTGTTGGCTGCAGGCGCATCAGCTATCATTTGTGCAACGAATCTCTTTGTCTCGTCATAGGCGAAGGCTTGACCTAATGCTTGAACGCAGATCGCCATACTCGCGAACTTCTTGTCGTCAATCCAATCCTGCGGTATGCCGAGCGCTGCTCTGTAGGTTCCTTTGCCCGCTGAAACGTCGAGGCTTACGGTGCCGAATTTGCCTCCGGCACTTATAACCTCGGTGGGAACGGCGCCAGCGTAGACTGTAAAGTCATCAGCCGTTATTGTGGGAACCTCTTCCTTCTCCGTGTCCATTGGTACAACATTGACAACTTGTCGTCCTACGGCGTTCTGCTCTGCGCCCCACATCAAAGTGTCGAGAACCTTAACCTTGACGAGGTTTGCATCAACAGTCATCATTTCCTCGAAGGTCATTTCGCGAACGGGTTTTCCAAGCTTCTCCTCGATCTGTCCAAGCTTCTCATAATACCATTTTCTCGAAACGACGTCTCTCTCTCTTTCACTCATAGCTTATCACCCTGAGTTCACCTGCGACTGGACAAATACAAGAATGAAGTCACCGTCGGCCGTAGATGCTTGAAACGCCCGAGCTAGAACGGCTTTGATGACTCCTGCACCCGGCGCAGTAAGCTTCACTGCTATGCCTGCGCTAGTGGAAGCCTCAAGCCAGTCGCCAGCTGCAATGTTCACGGTTGCTCCGTTCACCTTGACTTTTGCTGGTCCGCGTCTACATACGAGGATTTTGTCGCCATCCGCTGCTGCCGCAGCTATATGGCCGACCTTGCCGACATAGACCCCATACGTTGCAGGATCGCCCAACGTCGTTGTTGTGCTGAAAGTCAGCTCCCCATCTGAACTTATGGCTGCTGCGAGTATTACTGGCGCACCGAGAGCGATTGCTCCCGATGCTTTGCCGCTTGTTATTTCTGCTACGTTTCGATCACACCAGAACTGTGGCCATTTGTCTGCCAATACATTTTCCTCCTTTTTCTATTCGTTTTCGGTCTGATAGAGCACACCTATTCCGGCCGGCATCTCCCCGTCGTTTCGCAGGTTCCAAGTTTCCCACCTGTACCGCGAGGAGACACTTCGACGGCTTTCAGAGCGCTCTATTTTTTCCGCTTGCGCGGAGTTACCCCGACCTTCAGGGATAACAATGAAACCTTGCCGCCTTTCTTCACCTGCTGCACAATCTCGCTGAGAGGCGTCTCCCGAATCAGGATCTGCTTGATGATCTCCTTCTCTTTCTCGGTTAGCTGGGGCTTCTCAACCTGTATGACGCCCATTCCTTTCGGAGGTTCCTTCGGTGGCTCTGGAGGCTTCAAGGCTTCCTCCTTTGCCTTCAGGTCAGCCTCACGCCTATCCAGATCCTCTGCTCGTCTCCTTAGTTGCTCAGCTACTGCGCTTAGATCCGGCTGAGCCGGCGGAGGCGCAGGTGGTGGCTGAGCGGGAGGCTGTGCTGCAGGTGGAGACGGTGGCGGCTGCTCCTCTTTCTTCTTCTCCGCCATCTCCTTCACCTCTTTCTCTTCAACCGGTACAGAGGCGACTTGTTCCTCCAGTCTTGTCACTCTCTGCTCTAACGCCGTCAGTCTTTCCTCCAGTCCCGGTTCCTCAACTTCCATTTTCTCTTTCTCCGTTATCAAGGGTGCTTCCCGAACCTTCTGTTCGAGAAGGCTCTCCATGATCATGATGGATGTTTCAGGGTCGCCCGGCTGTTCCGGGGGCTCGATAAGGCTTAACTCAACGAAAATAATGCCATGGGGTTTTTCCCCTTCGGACGTGATGTCACGTGTGCGAAATTCGCTTTTTGGGCTTACATGTTTGATTATCTTCTTTCGGATCTTCTCCATTATCGTGGCATCGGTGACTTCAGCGACGTATTCCACTGCTTCATCCTCGTATTCTGAATCAATGACTTCGCCAACCTCACGTCTCCAGTCATGATTAATCAGAAGCGGTTTTCCTTCAAGTGTTCGTGCTGAACGCAGGAGCTCATCCTCAGAGTATAGACGCCGGTTGCGTGTCTTTCCAACGTTCAGAGCTGTGCCTTTGATCTGGTTCTTGCCGCGAAGAGGCTTAAAGGTCCCCATCCACTGGAAAGACTCAAGGACCTGCTCCTTGAGGTAATGAGTTTCAAACCATTTCTTCGCTCTTTCCATGGTCCATTTGTCTTTATCGAAAAGGATTGTTTGCTCCACAACGGGGCCGTCCGGGTCGGATTTCAGTTTGCCCCCGAACGCTTTGATGCCTTTCTCCTCGCTCTGCCAAAGCATCTTGATGTCAACGAAATCGTCAGGATCACGGTGGCCGGAACGAATGAAGTTTTCAGTGTCTTCCCAAACCATCTAAATTACCTCATCGATTAGACCGAACTCTTTGGCTTCCTCGGCTGAATACCAAACGTCTTTCTTCGTCCAGAGCCGGTCGATCTCTTCCTTTGATTTACTTGACCTTGACGCAATTATATCGCGTAACATATCGTTGACTTTGCGGACTTCCTGCACTTTCTCCTCCATCTCCGTTACTTTGCCCCAATCCCAACTGGAAACCTCATGGATGAGGAAGCGAGTTGTTCTTGTGCCAATTCTTCTGCTTCCGGCTTGCAGAATGATACATGCCATAGATGCAGCCAAGCCGCGTGCTTCGACGATGATTTCTAAGCCCTGCCTGACGAGATCCTCGATTGTGTTATAGATCAAGAGTCCAGCGTAGACTTCTCCTCCAACACTGTTGAGAATAACCTTGAGCGGCTCTCGTGACTTCAAGGCAACATAGAGAAGCTCTTTCACAACGTCCTTCGCCATCGACAGGCCGACTTCGCCTGTAAGTAGGATCAGTCGCTTCTCAAGAATCTGCTTACGTATCTCATCGTCTAGAGTTCGTTCGGAATCCTTCTTTTCTGAAACCGGTTCATCTTTCTCCATTATTTCCTCCTCCTCTTTTCCATAACGGGCTGCTCTTCTTCCTCGGTTGGTTCAGGTTCCCAGAGTTCGAAGCCCATCTTCGTCAGCATCTTCCGTATCTCCTCGACGCGAATGATGGGGACTCCTGTCTCTGCGCTGAGCTTCGCTAACTCAATCACGTGCTCCGCTTTGACTTCGGGCATGTCGGGGGACCCCCAATTCAAACGAGGTTTTGCGAGTAAGGGATCTATGCCAGCGTCCTTGCAGAGCGGTGCATAGATTTCCCGCTCGATTCTTCTTTTCAAATAGCGCTGCATAGCCAAGACTTTGCGGTCGCTGACTTCGACTGCGGCTCGCGCTGAAGCCTCTGTGAATCCGGGCGTCGTGAAAAGTTTGATGATGGGGCTTTGCACGCCTTCGATGGCGCGGTTCTCAAAATAAGTCAGAAGGTCAGCGTAAGGCGCTCGGGCGTCAATTGCGGCTCTGACCAGTTCCAGCTTCTTATTCGTCGCAAAGTCATCTGTGTCCTCAAGATCCTTTAGGCCCGTGGTTACTTCTTCGATGTATGCGTCGCTTGCATCTTCGAAAACATATGCAAAGCGAGGCCGGTAGCGATGAAGAATATGCCAGCTATCATCTTCCGCACGCTCCTTAATTTCAAGAATTGAGGGTCGGCGCTTCTCACGCTGATCGCCGCCCTGAAGTCTAACGAGGAAGCCTTTGCCTTCTGCGGAAAGAGTGTGCAGCAAGCCGTAGCCAAACGATGAGCAGCCGATTCGATTCCACCTGAAGAACATCACTTTATCTGCAGGGACAGGGCCACCAGCTTCCTGTGCGATTGATTCAATCTTCTCCGGCGTCCGCACAAAACCCTGCGCGTCTTTTTCGAGGTTGACTCCTTTGATTAATGCGAGGTTAAGCCACGCAAGACCGTCGCTGATCTTGTCGCCAAGCTTCTCATATATGGAGTTGCCGAAGCCCCAAAGTTCTCTCGCAACTGTAATATTGATCTCGTCGAGATTCCATGTTTCAGCAAAGTCATCGACCACGTCTTTCGCAGTCTTGCCGTCTCTTGAGGTGAGGCTGATTGTTTTCGGTTGGACGCCCGGCTTCTTCTCAACGACTTCGGTTTCGCAGGTTGTGTAGTAGCCCATGCCTGACGTGGCTTCGGCTAGATGATCTATGCCTAAGCGAATCGTTACGTCTTTCAGGTATCGGTCAATAAGCTCAGAAAACTTGATTGAAGGCTTCTCGGGGCCAAGCAACGTGGAATACATAGGGCGAACGACTCCGAGCGATTCTTGCACAACGCCGAGCCGTACCCCGATTCTATGTAGTAAACTCAAGCCTTTGATCGCCAGTTCTGCCTTAGGTAACCTAGAAGATACCTTAAAAAAGTACCGTATGCTCGGTTTTCAGCTCGGTACCCTTAAATATGCAAGGTACCCTAGAGGTTACTTCGCTGATCAGCCTTGAGCAAAAGGCTTGTTTCTGGCGCCTCAGGCGAACGGCTTGAAGGCGAACCCGTGAAATTGAACTCCCTCATCGGTAAGGAGCTTCTCATCGAGAAGATTCTGGAGCTGCCGAGTAGCTATGGCGCCGAAGGCGCCGTCTACTACAAGGTGCAGGCAACCGCTGAGGGCAAAAAGATCGTATTCAGCGTGGATGGTCGGAGCATCCTCGCGCATGACTTGAAGAAAGCCATGTCCGGTCCGCTTCCAATCTCCTCGAAGATCGAGGAGAAAAAGAGCGAGAAAACCGGGCGCATGTACCGAGTTTTCACAATGCTGGCGAAGTAGATGGCTAGCAAAGGATCGAAAGCTGTAGCTGTCCTGCTTTGTGTAGCGGCCATGGTGGCTTTCCTAGAAGCTGTTTACATCGGTGCTACCAAGCAAGTAGTTCTGGGAAGAACAACGGTAACAGTAACAACGGTCTCTGAGATCGCCCGGTTTGTGGGTGAGTACGGTGGACAGTTCGCTGTCTACATATTTGGCGTGTTTTTCCTCTTCATAATCGGGTTCTGGTGTTGGAGCCAAGAAACATTCTGAGGGGGAAACATTGACTCATGAGTCTCGGCTGGGCTTCGGCTGGCCGGGCTTCGGCTGGCTGAAAGACGAGTTCGACCCACGCGACTACTATTACCGAGTGCCTCCAATCATCAAGATCCCCGACTTTGTCGACCTGTCTGCTTTATTGCCGAACATTCGAGATCAGGGACAAGAAGGATCTTGCGTTGGTTTTGGGGTCGGCATCAATCTCACGATGCACGCTAAGGCGCAGAATGTTTTCTCGGAGTGGTTTGGGCCGAGGTGGATTTACAACGGTGCACGGGAGCTTGAGGGACGACTAGGCGAGGAGGGCGCGTATCCTCGTGACGCTTTTGAGTTTCTGCGGAAGTATGGGTGCCTTCTCGAATCTTTCTGGCGATACTTTGCTCTTGTTGATAGTGACCGGCCGGCAAGCGCTCATCCAAACGCACCGAAAGCAAAAGACTATCCGATTATATCATATTCACGCGTCGTCGACGGGCTCGACGGAATTTGCGGCGCACTCGCAGCCGGCAACCCTGTGAGCATAGGCATGCCTTGGTATAAATCATGGCTCTACGTCGGGTCAAACGGCTTACTTCCAGTGCCAGAGGCAAACGAGGAAATCGCTGGCGGACATGAAGTCTGTTTCTACGGCTACGATGTCGAGACCGCCCGTCTTTTCGTCGCAAACAGTTGGGGCATATATTGGGGTGATAGGGGCAAATGTTACATGCCCTTCAAAGCAATCGACCGCGCAAAGAAGGATGGAGGATACGACGCGCATGTCGTAAAAGCCGATTGGAGCGGCCGCCCGCAGCCACAACCAAAATCATGCGAAGAACAACTCATGGCTTGCATACAGGATGCGGATGATCTTTGGCAGGTGTTTAGCTGCGTGCTGGATTACTTCAACTGCGCCTTCACGACGGCGAAACGGATAAGGAGAGGAGGACCATGCTAGAAACCGCATGCGTCCTCTTTGCCTTTCTCGGCGTGGTTGTGCGTCAGATCGCGCAAAGAAAAATTCCTTCGGACCTCCTTGAGGATACGGTGGTCGGCGCCATTCTCGGACTTCTCGTTCCTTTCGGCTTAGGCGAGTTGTTAGGCGTGCAAGCGCCGCATCTCTATCTTGTGGCTTTCCTGATTGGTCTTGGTTGGCGTGGACTAATCAAAATACCTGCAGCGCTGCGAAGGAGGAGGCGTGCTTGGAGTTTCGCTTGCCAATGCGGTCGGCCTGTTGCCGCTTCAGATAGATTCTGCGATCAATGCGGCGCGTGGCTAGGGTAGTGGAAGCATGGACTGCTATTCCTTGGAAGGAGGTTTGGAGCTACGCTATCAATCTCGGCAGTTCAGGATTTTTAGTGATACACCTTACAGCATTGAGTGGTTCTATTGCTTCATTGAAGAAGCCTACAAGAGAATTAGCGATTGGTTCGGTTTTGAACCATCGCGATACCTGCCCATCAAATGCACAATCAAACAAGGAAAGCCGGGAGGCATCAGTGGCTGGACTGGAGGCGGCGAGTTTGGCGTTGAGGCAGCACCCTTCACGAAGAACCGTTGGTGTCTCTGTCTTTCAGTACAGGAGCTTGTGAATATTTTCACGGGCTCCCTTAGCAGCGGTTGGCCCGTGGATTGGTGGGCGAATCACAAGTCTCCGTTTCCCATCATGGCGGCGATTCGAACGGTGCGGAATCTTGGATATGTCAAAGAGGCTGAAGAACATAACAAAGAGTTTCTTCAAGATCCTCTTTACAAGTGGTTCGATTCTTTGACTCCTCTCTGGAAGGTTTTCAGCGACATGTTCGAAAGAATGTGGACTGACGGCATAAGCTGGGATAGAATCGGAGTGAATCCTAGCAAGCTCCGGACGAACTATGTTCTTGCATATATGATGCGAGTCAGAGACGCACTCGACGTAATTCCAGAAGCAGACCAACAAATGGGTCTTGACATCGAGACAGCGAGAGGGAATCTTCAGCGGATTCCACGTAGCGACTCACGGTGGATCGAGTATCTACATGGCAACTATAAACCCGCCCTAGTTACCGGAAAACTCAAAGTCACTATTGACGGCAAAACCTACCGAGGAGACCACGTCGAGGTAGTTATCGCTTGAAAAACAAATCAATAATCGTCGCGGCACTCGTCTTAGCTGCACTCTTCAGTCTCTTTGCAAGTCTATGGAACGTCTGGTACTTCAGACAAGGATCTGGTTACATGTGGCCGGGCGAATCGGTTTTTGAGACTTGGTTCTTTCTACTCTTTGAGAGCGGCACGAAAGAAGGATACCATCGAATGAAGGTAAGGACAACGATCACCTTCGAAACCATGAAAGTAAACACTAGATGTTATTTCTGGGAAGTTACGTGGACTGGCACCGTTATCACAGAGCGATACCTCTTCGTGCGATCTCTAGTCGTCACGGCAATAATCCTCTTGGCGCTCGCCCTGATCTTTGAAGTCTACCGATACGTTGCTAAGGTAAGGTCCGAAACTTGAGAAGTCTCTGTACGATTTGTCGTCGGGAGATCACTACTCATTCTCCCCTCTTCCACGGACTACCGATGTGTGTCTTTTGTTACGAGGCTTTTGACAAAGTAAGACTGGCGATTTGGCGTGCAGTATATGACGCAACCGGTTGCGATCCCATGAAAGGATGGAAACCCATCGAGAGATAATAACGTTGAGATTAAAACCACCTAAACAATGTTGCGATAGCTGCGGATGTTCCACAAGAGATGCAACCCCGTTTCGCGGACAAGTCTTCTGTAGAACCTGCTTCCTGAGAGAGTCGAGAACATAATGAGTTTGACCTGCCCGAAATGCGGAACAGATCAGGTTGAATGGACAGGGATCATTGAGGCGCCTGTAAGGAAGGATGATGATCCTCCTTGGTTCAAAGAGAGAATAGTTGTCTTTGAAGCTGCCTGCAAGAAAGGCCACGTTTTCAAAATCAAGATGACCACGACCTCGGAGGTCGTAAAATGAACCTCATGAGGCGTCTCCCCATCCTTATTCTCTTAGTCCTTCTCGCCGCAACTGCTTACCTGTTCTACGAGTGGCGGATCACTATGTCTCCAACGGATTTCTACGGGCGGCCTGCGCTTCAACATTACTCAGAGTTCTGGAATTATCTCATGGCGCATCCCGAATGCATGGCGCCGGCGAATTGGGGGCCGCGACTGCAGCAGCTCATTCTCCTGCTTCTACCAATCGTCAGCCTTGGTTTGGTGCTTTGGCTGCTTCAAGGCGGCCCTTTCCGTGGACGCTCATGGCGAAACTTTCTTGGAGGAAGAAAACCAGTCGACGCACCGTGGCTCTATGTCATCATCATAATTCCGATCCTGCTTGGTTGTCTAGCGATTCTCGGAGTAGGCGCAGACCTGAATTGGTACACGATGGATATCAACGTCAACGGTAAGATCCAGCGGGTTCCAAATCCTGCCTACAGTTTCACTGCGCATGAATGCGCGAATCTTTTGATTGCGCTTCCTGCTGCGATATTTGATTTCGGTATTCCTCAGAAACAGAAGTGGCTAGCCATCCTTCTCATTATGCTCATCTGCGCTCTGGTCTGGGAGATCAAGGAAAACAGAGACGTAGCGGCGCATGGTCAGTCGCTTGAATACTACAACACGCCTGACGACTCGGAGTTCGATGTCTACGCCTGCATCTCCTCGTTCACCTTAGCCTTCTGTCTTTACTATGCTTGTTGGTTTGCCACGGCAACACCGGAGAAGATCAGCCTTATGACGCGGAAGTTTCTCCATGCCCCGTAAAGGACAGAGCTGGTACGAGACCCGGTACTGGTGCCGGCACTGCTCTCCTAGAAGCGTAGGAGAGGGGCGTGGCTGGATACGCAAAGAAGAAGCAGTTCGGGGCTCTCTGCCCTGCTGTCCTTTCTGCGGTCGACGGCTGCGCGTTGTTCCGAAGGTGACCCGTCTAAATCGCGTAATGCCGAAAGTAGCGCAGCTTAACTTAGGAGTCGTCATGGTCAAGAGATCCAGCCTGCTAGTCTATCGGTCAAACAGTTAAGCAGTCGAATAGTCTAACAGTTAAGCAGTCTAGTGTACTCGCAGACTGGTACACTATCAGACTGCGCTACTGATCGACTAGTGTACTCGCGTTTTTCTTAAATAAGGCAACTAGGGCTAGCGTAGGCTACCGTCCGGGGCAGGGAGAAGATGTGACTCATCGCCCTACCTGCCCCGAACGGGCACGGAGGCTAAACCGTGCAAGAAACAGGAGAGAAAATACCCGAAAATAAAGATTCCGATGGGTTGCCGGCGCTAGCTAGAGATCCGGCTGTTTTGTATAAGATCAAACTGGATCTCGATAAGCGAATTGCCGGCGAAGACAAGAACAAACTTACGGTCTTGGTTGAAGCCAACACCGTCTTTAGTAAAGATCCCCAAGGCGCCGTCATTACGGGCGCAAGTAGCGCAGGTAAGAGCCACCTTCTAAATCAGACGCTGGGTTACTTCAAGAAACTCGGGCTTGTGAAAGATTATACGAGGATCACCGGCGCCAGCCCGGATAGGCTTCAAGGCAACTTCAGCGGCAAGATACTTGTAGTCCAAGAGATCGGTGGCATCGAGGCTGCTCAGTCGAAGATCCGTGTTTGGATCAGCGAGGGAGGACTGCATCTCCTTACAACGGAACGTGAGGAGAAAACGGGCAAGATCAAGACGGCTGAGATGCATACGACGGGCATCCCTGTATTCTTCACGACAACGACCAGTGTCCAGCCAGATCAAGAACTCTTGAATAGACTTATGATTTTGAGCATGGATGAGTCCGAGGCGCAGACCGACAAGGTCCTCGACTTCATCGTGGAGGACGTTAGCACTCCGAATCCCCTAACTGAAAGGAAACCAGACGAGGAGATCGTTGCGTTCTTTGCGGAATCCTTTGGCTCCAAGCAAGTAGCAGACCGAGTATTGATCCCTTACGCCGCAGACCTGAAGAAGATTTTCGCTCATAAGAAAGTTGAGGCGCGTCGAGACTTTCGCAAACTATGCAGACTCATCTGGTCCGTTGCGTTCATACATCAACATCAACGAATGATTGTCGCACAGAAGGAGAAGATGCCGGCCGCAGAAAAGACCGCAATAGGCAGGTTCATCGTTGCCTTGCCAGTTGATTTCTACATGGCTTGGGCGATTGCTGATCAAACAATGAGGCAGACGCTTCTGGGCCTACAGGACCGCGCGATCAGGGCACTGCGTTGCTTCCAACCTAGCAAAGCCATGACCGCACGGGACATTGCAGCGGCAATGGATGTGGGGCAGGATCTTGCGCGTGGCCTGCTCAAAGTCTTGGAGAGTAGAGGCTTCGTCCTATGCGATGAATCAACCAAACCTTACCAGTACAGCCTTGTTAGAGGGGAGGAGAAGGATGAAACAAGCCGAATATCGAATGTTCTGGATGATTTAAGCGAGTTCGGCAAGGAGAAGCTCGATTCATGGCTGAATGACAACGGGTTGGTGTGTGTTTTAGATATACCAGACCTGCCTCTAGACCCGAGCGAAGCGTTTGTTGACCCCATAACCGGACAAGTCTGGTCAATTCTCAATGGAGAAAACACACATGAGAAGTACCCATTGCTGACCAGAAAGACCGTTTCTAGCGAGAACAGGGCTGAAACATCCCGATCTGACGATAATCGGCTCGGACAGCGCCCATTGCTCTGGCTACTCGACCTCGGGGAGGGAGCCTGATGAACCGCATCAGACGCTTCTGCAGCCACGAGCAGCATTACCTGCTTGACAAGATCCATGAGCTAGCACTAGACTTTGCGCTATCAAACGACAATTCTGTCACCTATGCTTTGACGGGGCTGCTATCAGAGATCACAAATCCGACGCATCAATTCGTTTCTTTCCGCTATCTCCGCGAGAAGCTGGCTCTGCTTGAAACTTTGACTGAACAAGCGGCTCATAGAGGGACAACTGATTCTCGTGGAACTTGTAAGGAAGGAATCGAAATGACAAAATCCCCGCTGCTAAGCCTTGTCGAGTTTACGACGCATATGAAACGCAGACGCCTCATTGTAGGCAGCGCGCTCAAAGGTGTCAAGCCTGAACTATACATGGAGGATCTTACTGCGGCCGCGTGGAGAAACTGGCGACGGATGGAACCCGACGTCCGTAAAGCCGTGGACCCGGTGAAGATCCTTCTCGACAATTTTGGAATCGGCATCGTTCATGAGCTGCTCCATTACTTCGGTGCTATCAGCGAAAGCTTTCCTGAGCGAGTAATCAAATGGCTATTCAAACTTGACCGTGAAGATGCGCACATCCTAACTTTACGTAAGATGGGCTGGGACCGAATCAAATGTCCAGCGAAAGGCGAGATAAGCTTTGATCAATGCTTCGCCTGCGACGACGTTCAGGCTACGTCGAATTGTCCGTTGCTTGCGATAAGGACCACGATGGAGCCTCGACCTGTCAGACCCGGCGAGTATCATGTTACTGAGTTGACTAATATTAGGCATGCGTTCTTCGAGCGAACCATTAGCTACGCTAAGGCTTGGGATGAAGCGCTTGATTTCTGGTGGGGCACCGCAGCGCACAAGCATATTCAATCGCGCTACGGCAAGACTGAGATAGAGATTTTCCTTTCCTTCACTACTCAACAGGGTCTACGAATTGTAGGCAGCGCAGACGTTGTAGACATCAGACAGGGCTTCCTTCTTGAGATCAAGACCTACGCAACAACGCGTTTCATCTTGATGCGTAATGTTCCAGAGGAGGACCATCTGTTTCAAGCTCAAAGCTACTATGCGCTCGGTATGCGCATAAAGCCGTGGCTTTTCAGTCGCGTCAGATCAATCAAGATCCCGTATCTGTCTAAGACGAAGAGCGCTGAGCATAGAGTCGTAAATTTCGACGCTGAACCCTGCAACGTTAACGACCAGCTTGCGAATCTCTCCGCGAGAGCAAAGGAACTGGATGAAGCTCTGAAGAAAGGAATCCCGCCGAGTCGAAAATGCACGGCTTGGCTTTGCAACCTCTGCGAGTTTCAGGAGGAATGCAAGAAACATGCCTGAGCGAACGCATTACAGGAAGCTCTACAAACCCGTCGTCGAAGTCCCGTTAGAAGCTACTGCGGTGATTCTGCAGATTCGGGCGCGAGACGTGCCTCTAGTCCAGAAACAAATCAGCGACGCCATGAAGGCAGGCAGAGGATACAGGCTTCTAATCAGAAACGTTCAGGGATTCATCACTCTGATCGAGCATGACACCGAGGCTTTGACCGCTCCACCCTACGAGATCAAAGTCCAGATTGCCACACAGGAGGATTACATGTTCTCAGTGTATCATCCAAGCAAGGGCTACCGAGGTAAATGGAACCGTGTCGAGATGGCTTTCAAGATATCTGCCTTTCGAGCCTTCAAAGACTTCCTAACGGCTATGCAGGCTTACATGGCTGCGAGAGAACGCAACAGCGAGCCCGACTCTTCTGAGCAAGAGGATTTTGAGGAGGCAACAAAGGAGGAGGAACTATGAAATCAACGATCAATCTAAACAAGGAGGTTCGCTCGATTCGTAATCCATACCTCCGTCGTGCCACCGAGATGGCGCTAAAGGATTTCATGCCTCGACTTAGGAAACTGCCCAGTTCGCTGCGCCATCATCCTAAAGATGAACGCGGCCCCGGCGGTCTGATTCTTCACATACGACGCATGGTCTGGGGATGTCATGGAATAATGAAGCAATTTGACCTATCAGAAACCGAGTGCGATTGCCTCATTACGGCAGCAGTCTTTCATGATATCGGCGTGGTCAACGCTGAGAAACACGACGAAAAAGTAATTCATGCAGACGTTTCGGCCGGGATCTTCGCGTGTTACATCTCGAAAATCATCGACCCATATCTACTTGCCAGAGAAATTCGCTGTGTTCAAAACATCATACGCACGCATGGCGGAAGATGGTATCCGTTTCATGAACGACCCGCAAAGAAGCTACAACTTCTGTTTTCGCTTCTTGACTACATTGTTAGTCGCACCAACGTACTCGTTGATCCTGACGGAGAGACCTAGCTATGAGACTCAAGGACGCAGTAGACCTTCAGAAGCAAGCGTTCAAGCGACGAATCGAGCTGCGACTCAAGAAGGGACACGACTACGCGAGCGAAGCCGACTGCCTCGACAACTTCAAGCGGATGGCTAAGATTGCCGCGATCCTGCGAGTAGATGTCACAACGGGATACGGAGTGGCATTATGGCATCTACTGCACAAACTTGTTCGACTGCAGAACCTTATCGCTCTGAAGATCGGTCCTGAAAACGAGTCTATCATTGACACTATCGACGATGCTCTGAATTACCTTGACCTAATGCGCGAGAATCTCATCGATCAGGTGAAAGGAGAATGAGAGTCCTTGACTTATGCTGGCTATGCTACTCTGAGAAGTTCAGGCTGCGGCCGCATCGAATCATCAGACTTGAAGGAGATTCACGATGCGCGATCTGCGGAGCGCCTTCGGATGTCTACATCGAATTGGAGGGTCTGCCATGAAGCGTGAAAAGCGTGAGGAGTGTAAGCAGCGTGAGAAGCGTGGCGTCAAAGATATCATCGGCATGCTTTGGTACGCGATTGAGGAAGCGCAGAGCCACGTCGCTAAGGCAAAGTCGCCGGGCGAGAAACGGCAATGGCTGAAGATCATCGTTGAAGCAGCGAACATCATCTTCAAGCTTGAAGGCGTCGAACAACCCGAAGACGAGGAAGCAATCGACCTAACGCAGCTTCTCGATGAGGCTGAGAAGATTAGGCTTCAAGCAGTGAAATTCATCAAGCGAGACAAGAGCAAAGACGATGATAGTCTGAATCCCTTAGAGTTGAAGGAAGGACAGAAAGTCAAGGTGATCTGGCTCGATGCCTGCATGACTTTCGGCGTTAGGAAGCTAACGAACAAGGCGTTCGCAACCTACAAGGCAAACGTCGGAGTTTTCAAAGGAATCTACGACGACGCCCGGTACAAAGTTCAGCATTTGATCCTTGTGGTTCCACAGGCAGATGGTAGTATCACAAGTCGGGACGGCAGCTACACAATCCTATCGTTTCCGCTCTGCATCGTGAAAAAGATCAAACCGGTCATCACGAAAGCTGAGAAGATGACGTTCAAAGGCATCTCCATGATCCCGATGCTGGTGCCAAGCTGGAAAATCAAACATGCAGACCACGTCGAAGCCCTTGCAGGTGGAGGCGTGAAAGCAACATTTCCTGAGATCAAGCGGATGCAAACAATGATCTACGAAGACGAAGATGTTTGCGCTCATTGCGGTGGCCCTTGGGACCCAGAAGCCGATGCAATTATTGGTGATCGAACGTTCAAGCGAGGACTCGGAAACCTAACTGGGCATCAGATCGAAGCCATCTGGATTGAGCATGGATATCTTGGCGAGAAAATCTGTTCGGAGTGTTTCTTCAAATGATCGAGCGATTAAGGGATCTGCTGGCTCAGAGATTCGAGTTAAATATCAAGCAGGGCAGGAAGCGCAGCGCTTTCGCCATCAAAGTCACCATCAAGCCGAAGCTCAGCCTCGTCTACGGCATAATATTCGCAATCATCGCCCTGTTCGGGCTGCTTGCTACGCAGATCATTCACATGCTAATCTTTCAGGAGTGGCGCAGCGAAATCTGGACCATGATAACCGTGCTAATCATGAGCGTGATCTCGGTTCTATTCGGCATACGGGGCCTAGCAATCGACACGGTGGAGCAGTGATCGCAATGCATTGGAGAAAACTTCGGTATCTTCCAGAAAACAAGCAGGACCTTCTGTTGTGGCTTTGGCAGGAAGCCGACAGAGGAAACATAATGGCTCTTGCCCTTGCCTACCTCATCAACGAGCTATGTCCAGACGACAGAACGACGAAGCATGTGTTTCGAAAGGTGAAAGACTGAAATGATTCTGGAAATTATTCAGATAGCGCTTGGCGTTGCGCTCGGTGAACTAATCGTCTGGACTGTGCCGCGACTCCTGTGGTATATTCTGGTTGGGAGGAAGCTTTGATGACGTTCAATAGTAATGAGCATATAAAAAGTAGAGTGAGCAAGCTCGACATTGAGAAGCTGAAGGACCCTGTCTACGCAGCGATTGTCTTGGGTGGACATGGTTGGCTTGCTGATGCGAAAGCAGAGAAGCACCGCGCCTTCCTACGCGACGATTCTCTGAAGATCATAGTGGTGTGCGGTCGAGGCTGGGGCAAATCCCTAACCACGGCGTTGAAGGCCGTTTTCTGTTTTCTGTTGCGAATCAAGAAGGTTTCCGTTCTAATCGCTTCAAGCTCACAAAGACAAAGCATGCAGATGTTCGAATACGTTGAAAACTGCTTCCTGAACAATCCAAGCCTTAGACGACTAATTGAACGCAAGACGAGAACCCTGATCAAACTGAAGCCTCCATTCGGCGGCAAGATCGAAGCCTTACCTTGCAGTAAGAATAAGATGCGAGGCAAACATCCAGACGCGCTCCTAGTCGATGAGGCTTCGGTGATTCCTGCTGAGATTCTGACAAGCGAGTTGCGAATGATGCTTACGAAGAAAAAGACTTGGCTGATCATGCTTGGCACGCCTCTGGGATTTGATCATCCTTTCAGGATTGCGGCGCATAGCCCCGACTTCAAACAATACCATGCGGCAAGCTATGAGAGTCCCTTAGTCGGGGAAGAACAGGTGGAGCAATGGAAGAAAGAGCTAGAATCAGGGCTAATGACGAAAGATGAATGGATCAGAGAAGTCGAAGCGAAATGGTGCGAAACCGAGAAAGCTCTGCTGCCACTTGACTTGATAAACTCCGCAATAGATCCTGACGCAGACCTATACGTTGCCGAGAGCGACTCTGATCTGGAGTCTGCTCCGAGATCCCATCTGAATGTCTTCGGAGGACTGGATCTTGGACGGGAGAAAGACTTCAGTGTTCTCTATGTGCTTTATAGAGACGGCAATATATTGCGACCGCTATATCTCAGACAGTTCCAGCTTAAGACGCCCTACTCAGCAGTTGTCGCACACACAATCAGAGCGCATCAAATCTTCAAGTTCGCAAGACTATGCGTTGACAGCAGTGGTGTCGGTGCGGCTCCAACAGAGGATTTGGAAAACGCTCTGCTTCCAGACGAACCCATCGAGGCAATCAACCTTTCCTCTGGTCCTTTGAAGGCTAAGGTCTGGGGTCTGCTGAAGCTTCGTTTCGAACAGAAACGGATCAAGATATCTGACTACAAGCCTCTGATCTCGCAGCTAAGCGAGCAGCAAGCGGAATACCTGAAACCCAAGACAGCTCGGGAAACGGTTCAGATGCGTTTCTTCCATCCGCCGAACAGGCATGACGACGTGTTCTGTGCGCTTGCCCTAGCCATCTACGCAGCTAGAGAAGAAGAAATCATTGAGGAGAAACCGAAAGGAGTATTCAGACCGCTATGAAAGATCGTGCTTGGACTTGGGCATATGGACTCACGGCATTGATCCTCTTAGTATTCTACGTCTTGCTAAAAACGAAGGGCTGGTAACATGAGAAGTTATCTGCTTTCTTTGATTGTCGAGAAGAAGCCTCGGCACTTCCTGAGTTATCTCGGCGGCAAGCACTTCATGCTGAAGCATCTGCTGCCCCTGCTTCATCCTCACAGGATTTACTGCGAGGTTTTCGGTGGAGGCGCAGCACTGCTACTTGCAAAGGAGCCAAGCCACACTGAGGTCTACAACGACTTGATGGGGAGCTTGTGAATCTCTTCATGCAGGTCCGAGACAGCCCTGAGCGCTTCAAAGAGCGTGCAGAGTCCCTGCTTTACAGCCGGGAGATATACTACACCTTCCTAAGACGGCTTGAGGCAGGCGAAATACAGGATCCTGTGGATAGGGCCGTGGCGTTTTACTATGTCGTAAGAAACGCCTTCTCCTCAAGATGGAAAGGAGGATGGGCGTTCGGTCGGGCGCCGAGACAGGAGCCGAGCTGCTGGCTTCGCACCTGCGAAAACATTCCTATTGTCGGTGCTAGACTTAGAAGCGTCTACATTGACCATCTCGACTTCCGCACCTGCATCAAGAACTGGGATAGCCCCGACACGTTGTTCTTCTGCGACCCGCCCTACCTCGACGTTCAAGGCTACCGAGTCGGCTTCACAGATAGGGACCATGAGGATCTACGAGTCGTCCTCGGCAAGATTCAGGGCAAATTCCTCTTGACTTACGGCGACCATCCCAAGATCCTGTCCTTGTATCAGCCCTTCCACATCAAGAAGGTGGACACGATGCTTGCCACGTTTGGTTTCACTCGAACCTTGCCCGAAGCAAAGAGAAAGCAGCGCCCTCGGTATAACCACCTGATCATCGCCAATTATGATTTGAGCAAAACCTACAAGGTGCCGCTGCAGGAAATGAAGCTCCTTGATTTTCTATGAAATCTGCCCCATGTGTCTTGCGCAGAAAACAATGAAAGTCTTCGTCGGTCCATCCTTGATTGTCGTAACTTGCTGGATTTGCGAAGGAAGAGGATTCTTCAAAATCTCTAACCGGTGACACATATGTTGAGTAACACATATGTTGAGTGACATATATGTCGAGTAACATAGCATCATCATCACCACCATCACCGTCAGCACCACCGTTCAAATGCATGAAATGCAACTGCACCTTCTATACGCAGCACGACTTTGAGATTCATCGCTGCGAAATAGTCAAGTCGGAGTATCGCTCATGGGGCAGAAAACCATCCACCATACCGAAAAAAGAAAAGATAGAGGAAAAAGAAATCAGAGAGCTCAGCAGTCTAATAGGCTAAGGTTGTCCGAAAGCGAGAAAGCGAGGCGGGCTAGGAGTCAGGGGGAAGACAGATAGAAAGGAAGATGCTAGTGAGCGCGGTAATGTAAGCCTTTTCTGATTGTCGGGTGCAAGCCGAAAGTTTGTAAGGGAGCCAGTTTATACTCACGGTTGTATGTCCGTGATTGTGAACGATCCATGATCCGTTGGTCCGAAACCTATCGCTTCTTTCGTGCCTTCGCCTCCTTCAAGCGCGTGTAGTATTTCTATGACTTCTTCACGACTGACCGGTGCCGCTGAGTTTATGCGAATCCTGATTGTCGCCTTGAGGTTTTTGGCAACCTCCTTGATTTGCCAAACCCGTTTCTTACCGAATGGACCCACGTTGATTTGCTGCTGCCAAGGCGGCGCCGTCACTATGGCATCATCATTGATTGGCAAATCACTTCCGTTCTCTCCAACTGAATAGGATATGCTGCCGAGAACACTTTCCTTGAAAAGCCTATGTCTGATGGCTTTCGCAGCGCGCCTAACAGCCCGATCCATTATGCCTCGTGGGCCGCCAAATTCAGGAACATATTTCCTGCCGTCTTCGGTTCGAGGAAACTCGATTAACTGTCCTTCCGTAGGCTTCTCCTCCTCAATTTCAACAGTTCGCGGCACTGGGACCTTCATCTGTTCACCGGGAACGCCCTGCGTCAAGGTTGTCGTTCGTGCCGTCGTGCCTCCAATCTTCTCTTTTGATATAACCACCTTCGGTAAGTCGGGTTTTCTCGCCTCCGCGTAAAGCGTCATTATGGCTTCAACTGTGAAGATTTGATCGGCGTCACGTAGTATTTTCAGATATTCATTTGCCGTCATGTTGCCGATGGGAGGAAGTCTCCTAACTTCCTTCGGTTCGTTTCTTTTTTTGGTTTTCATTTTGGTTTTTCACCTCCGTTCTAAGATAAGAGAGACAGCGGGCGTTTCGATAGACAGGAAGTCAGATAGTTTGGAGGACGTCAAGAGACAGAGAGATATGTAGCCAGCTGGGAGATGGGCAGAGCATGTGCCGTAAGCAATGGAGATATTCTTATCTTGCGGTTTGCGTCCCCGTTCCCGGGACCACGCCCGTCGTAGCGTCTCATCTGGCGAAAAGATGAGTTTCATAATTCATCCTACTCAATGGAGAACTTTCTGATCTGCGGCTCTCTTGCCCGGTCGTGCCAGAACCACATTTCGACGCTTGGCTGAAGCTTGCGGATAAGGGACCATGCTAAGCGTTGAAGCTCCGAGGCTTCTTCGGTTGATAGAGCATGTTTGAAATCCTCCCTGCGTCGTCCGCTCTTAACCTGAATCAGCCTTAGTATCGGACCGTTGTTATGCTGCTCCTGTATGGCGATCACATCGACGACGCCATGGCTGCCAGCGGACCGAAACACATGAAGATGCCCTAGCTTCTCAAGAAAACGCATCGTCCGATATTCCCGTCTGCGGCCCTTATAGTAACGCTGAAAACGAGATCTGCCAGTCATTTCTTCAAGTCAGCCTCCTTCTTTGCTAAGACGAGAACTCCTGTTATGGAGTAGGCACGTTCCGCAATCCACCGGCTTCTTTCAAATGGATTCATCGGAATTAGCATCTCATCTCTTAGAGTCTCTAAGAATCGCAGCAGCTCTTCTCTGTCGTATCTCACTTCAAGTCGCCCTCCTTCTCGTCATCATTTCGACGTATTTCTGCCAGCCATGTTTCCGAACAAAGAAGATGTGGCCGATTACAGCTTGATGCATCGCCCCCGTGCAATCTTTTGCAGCGTCTACAACAGCCTTGCTGAGTGCCTTTGCATCGTCGTTATCCTCGCAGCAAACACCATAGATATTTTTGTAGGTGTGAAATCGGGGGTTGGCGGTTGGGTGCCCGTCCCACCAGAGCAACCCGGATCTTAGCATCACGCGACAGGCCCTTTCGTATCTTCCACCGAATCCACTAATCTCTCCCATCGACGGCGTGAATACATACTTCTTTTCGTTCGTTTCACCTGCGCCTCCCATGCGTATGTGGTTTGTTGCATCGACAAAACGAGCCATAGCAGACGCATCTAAAGACACGGCTGTTAACGATGGTCAGCAGACATCTTCCGCTTCGGGTTCTGAACTCGCAGAGAATCATCTTGTTCTACCTCGGGCCTGCAAGAAGTGCCCGTATCCAAGCGCCTCATATTGCGCAAACAAATGCAGGAGCAGCTCGACAGCATCTGATTGTGAGAGTGTTCCTCGCCAGCTGCTACCGACACCCTGCCCATTCGTGAAGAGAACGACTAATCCTTTGATGCCTAACAGGTTCGCTAGACCTTGCATGAAGATATCAACGAATTCGCTAAGGAGACGCCGAGACTTCTCTTCGTCTAAGCTTCCTGCTTCTTCCTCAAGGTTTTCTACGAGTAAGAGTTCGGCAGCTCTAGCAAAAGCATGAGCTACCTCCTGCCGGCTCGCTCCTGTCTTCAGAAAGAAGTTCGCTATGTCAAGTAACAGCATGCTGCCGGTCGTGCCATGCACAAAACTCGAAACGTCTCTAACCTTCCCCTCGACCTCTGTTATCGTCTGAGCGTGTATCACAAGGAAGTAGGCAGCCTTCGCCTTGTTGTCCTCCTCATCTGGTAGTTCTCTGTCGCAGAAAGCTTTCAAGGCTTGATTGAGTTGCTTGTCTCTTTGCAGCGACGACAATTATACTCCACCGAACCTTCCGAGCTCCTCATCCGTTAGTTTGGGAGCAATATCTGATTCCACGAATTCGATGCCTCGGGGACTTAGCTGATATCGGCCGCCGTCGATAGAGATGAGATTCTGTCTTTGAAGTTCGCTGGCGCGAGCCCTGATGGCTGCAGGCCTGATGCGTCGAGATGCTATCTTGTTCAAACTGTCAGCGAGCGGCTCATAATGTGTCCGTTCGAGGCCCTTAGATTCAGTCGCATAGAGTTGGAGCAGGATTGCTTCTGCCGCTGTGAGTTCTCCGAACGCGGTATTCATCTCATCTCTCCCCTCGCCCGGAGAAGAAGTTTCCCGGTATCGCCACTAACTGTCTTTGAATTGCCTCGTTTTCCTTAAGCCACTTGGACAGCTCCTTTTTCGATGCGAAATGCCACACCGTTCCCCGTTCTTTTCCCTTAAGTCTGATGTATGGCTTCGACCTCTGTTTGCTCACCATTGTCCAGTCACACCCCATGCATGAAGATTAACGCAATCAGGTAGACGATCAGGTGAATTCCAAACAGAACGGCAAGTAGCGCCGGTGATAGCAAGAGGAGGTTTCTGGGTATCACCATTCAGCCGTCCCCCGTCCTTCCCGATGCTTCTTTAGAAAATCTTCGACGGCTTCGGTGACAGCCTCGGAGACACTTGCGTATTTTTGCCGGCCAAAGCCATCCTTAACACGAGCAATTAGTTTCTTCATGGGAGGAATCAGCTCCCGATCCATTTTGACCGCAGCCGTCCTCCGTTTCTTCCCTGTTTTACCTTTCGGCAAGGTGTTTCACGGGTTACCTCTAAGGGTCCTCTAGGGTATATAACGGTTGTTACCTAGAAGCAACCAAATTCTTATTTACGTCGGGTAACCCGAGGGTAACTATGTGTCAAAGATGCCGAAAACCAAAGGAAGGCAAACCACGGTGAAGATCCCAGAAGGATTACTGGACACGGTCAGCAAATTCGTGGACAGCCCCAAGGCGAAGGCGCTGGGACTCGACTCCAAATCCGACGTAATCAGGGAGGCCGTGATAGATTTCCTAAAAAAATACGATTTTGTCAGGTGACCGATTTGAAAGTAACGAAGGGAGAAGCGATGGTTATCTACATACTGGTGGCCGGCGCAGTCCTATCCGTCAGCGCAATCCTTTTTCTCGGTTTCCTCGTTTGGTCGCTGGCAGTTATCTACGTAGCGACGGATGCGAAGAACAGAGAGGAGCCCGATAGAATAACTTGGACCGTCGCAGCCATCTTGCTTGGAATAGTCGCCTTGCCGTTCTACCTGATCATGCGGAAAGAGAAACCTAGTAAACCCGCAATCGCTGCCTGAAATCAACAGAGACGCCACGCAATAAATCATCTCTAGCAGAATCCACTAGCCGTCGTATACGGTCAAGGTCCCGCGCTGAATCCAATAGTTCAATAACCCACGATAGGGCCTCTAAGGCGCCGGCAGCATAATCCTTCATAGCCAGAATCTGCCTCTAGTCATCACGGAAACAGGGAAGAAAAACCTTCTCGACAAATTCAAATCCCCGACTATGAAGCCGCAAGGACGCTTTTTAACGTTGAAGGCCCAACTGCGACCGGGGGAGCCACTCGAAAATGTTCAGGTATAGGTCAGGTCCGGTTAACCCGGCCTAACCTATTTAAACATACTACTCCATAGCCTCATCCATCTTCTTGATGAAGGGATCGATGATTTTGGTGAACTCGTCGTATTCATTGCGTTTCTCCCAGAAAGTGTGTAGTAAGCCGATAAGGGCCGCCCTAGCCTGCTGCCACTGAATTTGCCTCAGGGTTATCATTATTTTTGTCACATCATTATCGCTCATTTACTTCACCTCCTAACTGCTCATGCCCATGATGCGTTTAAGGACTTTGCCGACTGCTTGTAACTCTTGTGGAGTTCCCAGATAACTCCACGCCATGCCGCCGTCTGCCTTCGATTGTTCTTTCCAGCGTTCTATCTCCTCTTCGGTGACTTTGATCTTGTCGGCTATGCTTAGCTGCGGATTCTTGTAGCGAATCTCCAAATTCTCGTAGACTTCAGGAGGCAAGTATGATTTCGCAATACGACGCAAGGTTTCAAGCCCAACCTCATCCACAGTCGTAACAGCTTTCGTGAATACTAGATACGGCTCCGCTTTCTTGAATGATTCTAGCTGCTCCTCCCGAGACGGAAGATCATAATGCTTTCCGACGCCGGGGATCTGCCAGCCACCCATCTTGTAAACCCGTTCAGACGGCAAACCCGCATTCAATGCCTGCGTCTTGAAATACGCACGCAAGCGATGCGGCCTCAATTCGACTCCGACCTTGCTGCTTAACTCACGCAGCCTTTTCGTCAAAGCCTCCTCTGAGATGACCCGAGGTGATCCTCTTTCTGCAACGATTAACGGCGAATCATCCTTGAGGATTTCGCCAGACTTGACTCTCTCGGCGAGATAGAGACGCAGATATTTCGTGGCTTCCCGACCGATAAAATTGCTGAACGGAACATCCTTCTCCTTCCCCGTGCCCTTCTGGATGAATAGATATTCCTCACCCTTCTCGTAATCCTCTCGAACGTCACCATAAGTCAATTTCACAAAGTCGCCGACTCTTACACCGAGATCCCTAAGCGCCAGTATTACCACTTTGTCAGGTAGATCTGCGATGTCAACGCAGCGCTGCAGGTCGTCTTTGGCAGGCGACCGCTTGATTTTCAGCGCCCATCTCTTCGGGGTTTTGCCGACAAACAGGATTCCATTCGCCCTGAAGAACCCTCGAAGCGCACCATAGATTCTTGCGACCGTGTTGCGTGAAAGACCCCGCCGCTCAAGCTCAGCGAAGTAGTTGTCCACCATCTTCTCCGCGACGGTTTTGTTCTTCTCCTCGCCTATGACTAGCTCAGATCCTTTCTCCACAAGCTCTTCTGGTCCAAGCTTGGTCCACTCGCAGAAATTCTCAAGCATTTTGACGTAGGCGTAACGGGTCTTATCTGAGCCAGTGCCTTGCCTTGCAACCTTTTTAAGCCAGTCAACAACTTTCTGCGATTCCTCAATATTGCTCAT